AAGAACTAACGGAAAGAGACAGAAAAGAAAGAATGAGAAGAGTTGGTACAGTCTGTATTACACCTGGCCACGGTTGCGGGACACGGCATTGGGGACTCCCGGGGGCATCGCTGCACGAGCCCCGGCGAGAGTCGCCGCTGTGAACGCGGCCGCCGCCACGTTGTCGAACGTCCATTTAGCCGCTTCCCAGACGCCACCACGCGCGGCGATCTGCGACGCCTGCAGATAACCAGCGCGCATGTCGGGCGTCACTTCGGCGGGTTCGGCTTGGAAAATGTCCGTTGTGGCGGAATCTGACATCACTGCGTCGTATGTCGACAGCGACTCAATGAGCAGATAACCATCAGCTGGAAAACCAGTCCAGTAGATGGAGGGTGTGAAAAGGTCGTTGGTGTTTGCATTGGTCCCAATGAAATCATCAGCCATGACAGAAAGCTTTCGCGCATGGATCGTGAGAGCACCATGGGAGAGCAGGTCAAAAGCTGAGATCTCGATGAACTTGGGGTCCACACTGACCGTGTTCCATGACAGCGTTGCGCCAGCGAGGTTGAGACCAATGCAGATGCGCCCAGCAACAAGCTGGTTGGATCCGAGGTAACGGATACGCACTGCGTTGGTCTTGAGAGCCACCTGGTTGATGCTGGCCGCAGCTGGTGACGCAATCAGCGTGGAAACCGCAGCATTGCTTGTTGCAGCACCCGCAGTGAGAGCACTGCCATTGTTCGCACAAGACGAATAGTTGCCCGAGCCCTCGAAAAAGCCGACCGTGACACCCTGACCAACCGACGCACTGCCCTGCTGATACTTGATGTAAGCCGCAGCGTTAGCTGTGGTTGCACCGTACTGGCGAGGCATTGCGAGAGTGGCATAGGCGGCATTGAAAGGGTCGGTGAGAGCACCCAGGTACAGATTCGTCCAATCGCGCTTGAACTTCGCGCTATTGAGGATCTTGGTTGTGGCGGACTTGAAGTTTTTGGGCTTCGCGGCACGTCCAGGCTTGCGGGGTTTGATGATGGTTTTGCCGATGACTGATTTCGGCTTGTTGTTTCGGTTCTTTGTCTGAGGCATGTTGAGATGAGAAGAGAGAAGAAGAGAGAGAGGAAAATGTAAAGTTCCGTTGTTGTTTTCGGGGCCCCACCCCTGCTCAGTACGGTACAGAGTGCGCTGCTTCTCTGTTTCGCGTTTGACATCACGCGCTTAACCTGCGGCGACTGCGACTTAAGACATTATCCGTAGTCACGAGCCGCCATGATGTGGAACATCGGGTGATGGATCCAGCTGGGCAAAGCTGTCACCGAAGATATCACTGCCTCCGCTTCCAGAATGTCTTGCCGCGACACTCCATACCGTTCCTGGCACATGGCCATGGCAACGGTGCGGTTCAGATGTACACCCTCCCCTACCACGGGCTTGGCGAAAAAGGAGTGTTCGAGCGATGGCACAATGTGTTCTTTGCCTTTCCGCCCAAGCTCTCGCAGTTTCTTGAAAAAGACGCCCGAGATCGGCATCTCCTCCGGGATGGCGCCGTAGCTCGACGCTACTGCGCTAGCCGCTTCTTCGACTGATAACCCATAGACTCGATAGTCCACGAGCATCTTCCCAGCTTTGAGGATACAGCTAGGGAGAGACATGAAGACATCTTCAACATCTTCCTGTCCATCAATCGATCCAGGGACCCACATCGACTTAAGGTAGGTTGCCACCTGATGCGGCTGATGACACGTGACCTTCGACGTGAACCCCATCTGAGCACACAGATCCTGGAAGTGCACCGCGAATGACTCAGCGGGTTTCCAGGTATGGACAGCCAACAAAACGACAACGGCATTGTCCATGGAGTTCTTGAGGTACGTGCGCGGGTCGCCTGTTGACAAGCCGACGCCTGCATTTCCTGTCACCTTGAACCGACGATTGTCTGACTTGTACGCGACTTCCGCTCGGGATTCGGTCAACTCGACAATCTCGGTCCAACCGAGGATTGAGAAAAACTGCAGTTCGGCGAGCTTGAGCGACTCGCTGTGCGACTGATCAAATTTTGAAAAGTCGTTTTCGACTTCCTCACCACCGGGAGCGATGGTGAGGCTGTCGTCACCCGAGCACGTAACGTGCCACGCGCTCGGGAACCGGCGTGCATTGGAACGCCACCGGCTATGCTCAACTTGGGTTTTGCCACCCCCAAAGTCGAGATAGAGAGGTCCATTCGCCGTTTGAAAGCACCACCCGTCGATGGTCTCCTTCAACAGGTTAATGAACCCCTCCACCACTGGCCCGTACACCGCCATGACAACAGGATCGTTGCCAAGAACAGGCCGTGGTGTTTTCCCAGGGTACAGGACCTCGTCAAACTTCGGGACGAGTTTGGCCGTGGGACAGAACCACCCTTCGCGCTGCGCCAGAGCTTGCGCCTGAAGGTACATGGTTCCTTTCCGCCCACGTTCTGAGCAGAAGAGTTCCAGGGTCGTGCATTCACCCATCTCAGCATCCAAAGGCATGTGGAGAAATAGGCTGAACGCTTGAAACCAAAGAGCTGTCTGCAACGCAAACTCCTCAGTTCCGGGCTCATGGTAGTTCGCCGGGCAAGTATGCAACCGGACGATGGCCCCCAAGAGCGAGTGGTCATCACGAGCTGGCGCATGCATCAACGCGCTAGTGATGAGGATAGGATAAATCCCGTCGCCTGGCACCAAAT